AAATTTATTGATTATAATATTAGAGATACTGAATTAGTTGCCCGTCTAGATGATAAGCTTAAACTAATCGATCAAGTTCTTGCTATAGCATATGATTCTAAAGTTAACTATCAAGACACCTTTACTTCAGTAAGAATGTGGGATTTAATTATTCATAATTACTTACTGAATAGAAATATTGTTGTACCTCAATTTAGAGACGTTAAAAAAGAGAGGGCAGCTGAAGGTGCTTATGTTAAGGACCCTCAGGTGGGAATGCATAATTGGGTTGTATCGTTCGATCTCAACTCACTTTACCCACATTTAATTATGCAGTATAATATATCACCTGAGACCTACGAAGGTAAAGTGGGGTATACTCCATCAGTAGATGAAATTATAGACGGTGCATGGAATAAAATTCGTGAAAGATTTGAAGACGATAATTGCACTATATCAGCTAATGGTGATAAGTATACAAAAGACTTTGAAGGATTTCTTCCTAAACTTATGCGTAAAATGTATGAGGATAGAGTTGTATGGAAGAAAAGACAAATTGAAGCTGAAAAGCAATATGAAAAAACACCAACCACTGAACTTAGAAATGAGATAGCTCGTTGTTATAATATGCAGATGGCTAAAAAAGTTCAACTTAACTCAGCTTATGGTGCGTTAGGTAACGAATATTTTAGATGGTTTGATATGAATAATACCGAATCTATTACTAAGGGTGGTCAATTATCTATCAAGTGGATAGAAAAGAGGATAAATGAATTTGTTAACAAGACGCTTAAAACCGAAAAAGAAGACTACGTTATTGCAATCGATACAGACTCGATATACATACGTTTGGACGGATTGGTACATAAAGTCTTTCCAGAGGGAGCTAAAACTGAGCAAATCGTCGATTTTCTTGATAAGTCCTGTTCTGAGATTTTTGAACCGGAAATTGAAAAGCATTATCGAGAGCTTGCGACCTATGTAAACGCGATGGATAATAAGATGTTCATGAAAAGAGAGAACATAGGTAACAAAGCTATATGGGTTGCTAAGAAGCGTTATATTATGAATGTGTTTGACTCTGAAGGGGTTAGATACGAAAAACCTAAACTAAAGATGATGGGTATCGAAGCTGTAAGATCTTCTACCCCAGCTGTATGTAGGAAATATATTAAAGAAGCATTAGATGTTGTTATGAATCAAGATCAAGCTGCTTTGATAGAATTTATAGAGAAGTGTAGAGGTGAATTTAGACAGATGGACTTTACTGATGTCGCATTTCCGAGAGGATGTAAAGGTCTAGCTAAATATACCGATAGCGCTTTAATATATAAGAAAGGTACTCCTATTCATGTCAGAGGTGCGTTAATGTTTAATCATCTATTAAAAGAGAAACGATTAGATAGATTCATGCCAGTACAGGAAGGAGATAAAGTTAAATTCTGCTATTTAAAATTACCAAACCCTAGCAGAGAAAATGTGATAGCAACACCTGCTAACTTACCTAAGCAATTAGGTTTAGATCAATATATTGATTATGATATGCAGTTTGATAAATCGTTTGTTGAGCCTATCAAAACGATTATTGAAAAGATGGGTTGGGTAGTTGAAAAGCAACAAAATTTGGAGTTATTCTTTGGCTAATACAGACTTTACATTCGATTTTGGATTTAGTGCGGTTGATGAAGATGAATTGGAGGTACTGCAAAGTACTAAAGCAACATTAGAATCAACAGCAGCAGTAGCATCAGATCTAGAAGATAGATTTAATAAACTTTATAATATGGTTCAACCATTATTAAATAATCTTAAACTCAACCCAGAGAAAGATTATATTTACTGGCCTAATAGGTTAGATAAAATTGAGCAATTTAGTGATGCACTTGATAAAGTCTTCAAAGGTAGTTGATTTCTATCTTAGAAGTTCATATAATAAATATATTTTGGAGATCCTATGAGTGATTTTTTTAGAAATCTTGTTGAAGATTTGAAAGATGAAGATACAGTTATTGCAGCTGATGGAACTGGTAGTGCTGAATTTACAGGTACTATTGATACTGGTTCTTATCTATTAAATGCTGCTCTTTCTGGATCATTATATGGTGGTGTACCTAATAATAAAGTGACTGCCTTTGCTGGTGAATCAGCTACTGGTAAAACGTTCTTTGTGTTAGGTGTTGTTCAACATTTTCTAGCTAACAATCCAGATGCTGGTGTTGTATATTATGATACTGAGGCTGCTGTGACTAAAGATATGATGGAAGCTAGAGGTATTGATACTAAGAGAGTTATTTTAGCTGAACCTGATACTATTCAGAACTTTAGAACACATGCATTAAAAGTTATTGATAATTATGCGAAGCAGCCTGCTGATAGAAGGCCGCCTATGTTATTTGTTTTAGACTCTCTCGGTTTACTTTCTACTACTAAAGAGATGGAAGATTCATCTGAAGGAAAAGAGACTAGAGATATGACTAAAGCTCAGGTTATCAAAGCTACTTTTAGAGTGTTAACTCTTAAGCTTGCGAAGGTTAGAATACCTATGCTAGTCACTAATCATGTTTATGATGTAGTGGGTGGTTATATACCTATGAAAGAGATTGGTGGTGGTTCTGGTTTGAAATATGCAGCTTCTACTATTGTAATGCTCGGTAAAAAGAAAGATAAAGAAGGTACTGAGTTAGTGGGTAACATTATTAAAGCTACTATGCATAAGTCTCGTTTGACTAAAGAAGGTAAGCAGGTTGAAGTTAAATTATCTTTTGAGAAAGGTTTAAATAGATATTGGGGCTTAATTGATTTAGCTGTAAAGTATGGATTGTTTAAGCAAGTATCTACTCGAATAGAACTACCTGATGGTAGTAAGCAATATGCTAAATCTATTTACGGTGAACCTGAAAAATTCTTTACTAGTGAAGTAATGAATAAATTAGAGCTTTTTGCTAAGCAAGAGTTTATGTATGGGATGAATGAAGATGAAGGACCTGTTTCCGATACCATTGTTGATGGAGAAGATCAACAATCTTGATTCTGTAAGAGAACAAATCCTAAATGTAAGAAATGAGAAGTCTAGTAATAGGGAAAACTATACTTCATTTTATGATGAACATCCTATGGAAGATATTGAATGGGATGAAATACGTAATCAGATTATTGCAGCAGGTCAGACATTCATTAATCAAGTTTCTAATTCTAACGACCCAGTTAAAATACATGCGTGGTGGAATGTGTATAATGAGCACAATCATCATTGCTGGCATTATCATGGTGATAGTAAAGCTTCTGGAACGTTATATATCTATGCAGATCGTAATAGCGTTCCCATAATGTTTAAATCACCGATAGAAAATTTAGTTGAAAATACACGCTTAAAGCTTTATAATAGATGGATACAAAATTTTACCCATCAACCTGAAACAGGTGATTTATTAATATGGCCATCATGGCTTGTGCATATGGTACCTGAACAAAAAGATGTACCTCAAAATTTAAGAGTGAGTTTATCGTTTAATATAATATGATTGAAAGACAAATACTAGGCAGTTTAATTTATGATGTTGACTATTGTAAAAAAGCAATAGCTTTTCTAGATGAAAAATATTTTCAAAATTTTGTAGAAAAGAAAATATTTAATCTAATTTATATGCATTACGATACTTATACCACTCTGCCTACTTCAGATACTTTATTAATTGACTTAGAAGAGTCAGGAGGATTATCTGAAGATCAATTTACAGAAGCAGAACAAATAATAAAAGAGTTAAAAGAGCCTACTGAAGAAGAAAAAGAATGGCTTGTTGATAAAACTGAAAAGTTCTGTCAGGAAAAAGCAGTTTATAATGCTATAATGGATTCTATTCAGATAATGGATGGAAAAACTACGCATGATAAAGGAGCAATACCGCAGCTGTTATCTGATGCGTTAGCTGTATCATTTGATTCACATATCGGTCATGATTTTATAGAAGATAGTGATGATAGATTCGATACGTATAAAATGAAAGAAACTAAAATACCTTTTGATATCGACTATTTAAATAGAGTTACTAAAGGTGGTCTATCTAAAAAGACTCTTAATATTGCATTAGCTGGTACTGGTGTTGGTAAGTCTCTCTTTATGTGTCATTGTGCTTCTGCTAATTTATTACAAGGTTATAATGTATTGTATATAACTTTAGAGATGGCTGAAGAGAAGATAGCAGAGAGAATAGATGCTAACTTACTAAATCAAACTTTAGATGAACTAAAGATGTTACCTAAAGAAGCATATCAGAAGAAGATGGATAGAGTTAAAGGTAAAACGACTGGTAAATTAATTATAAAAGAATATCCTACCGCTAGTGCTCATACAGGTCATTTTAGACATCTATTAAATGAACTTAAAATTAAAAAGCAATTTAAGCCTGATATAATTTATATTGACTATTTAAATATTTCTACTAGTCATAGAGTGAAAGGGGCTGCAGCTAATTCTTATACTATTGTAAAGAGTATAGCTGAAGAGTTAAGGGGGCTAGCTGTTGAATTTAATGTACCTATTGTTAGTGCTACGCAGACTACTAGGTCTGGTTATACAAGTAGTGATATTGGTTTGGAAGATACTAGTGAATCTTTTGGGCTTCCTGCTACTGCTGATTTTATGTTTGCTATTATAAGTACTGAAGAATTAGAAGATCTAGCTCAAGTATTATTTAAGCA